CCGCAACTACACACCGGAACGCGCTGCCGACAACGGAGGCCGCTGGGTTTTCACCGCCGACCGCAAGGCCGAAATCATCGCCGCATACACTGCGACGGATGAGGACGCCGAGGCGGCCGAGGAAGCCGAAGTCGAGGCCTGATAACGAACGAGCTCCCTAGGTCTAGCATCTAGGGGGCTTTTTCGTAGCTTGACAAGACTGGCAGACTTACTAAGTCCGTGAACCTCGATCAAAATTTCTCGATTGGTGGGGTTCATACACGGACTGAGTAGGACCGCTACTGCAACGTTTACGGACTTACTAGGTCCGGGAAGTGGCCCAGGCCAGAAGCCCCCTGTGTGGGGGCCTCGGCATCAGCTGTAGAGCGTGTCGTAGGCGAAGATTTCGGCGAACTCCGGGTCGTCGGATGCCTCAGCGATGAGGGCGACGAGAGCCTCGTAATCTTCCTCGGGCATTTCGTCCCGGGCAACTTCTTGGCGTGTGCGATCGGTCATGGTGTCACCTCCTCGGGAGAGCAAGAATCGCAGTTATTGGCTTGGGCTTCGGCCTCGATAAAGATGTTGTCCCAGCATTCGGCGAGGCGGCGAGATTGTGCCGTCGTCAAAGTGGGGCAAGCGAGGTCAATCGCGTTTTGTAGGTGGTCGACCCAATGTGGTTGGAATAGAACATCTGGGGCGATCGGCGAGCCGTGCCCTTCGTTTTGGGAGTCGGTGTTCATCATACTTCCATCATATCAAAACTCTCGTGACTTGTCACCGTTTTTGGACTGATACGGTTCCACTTTCTGTCCTACTAGGTCCAGGGCTTTTGGTAATACTAGCGGAACGCTAGTGGACCTAAAACGGTGACATGGATTTGGGGCTTTGATATAATGAGGGTATGATGATAAACACCCACCAAATGCTCGCAGGGGGCTTGATGCTCCTGACTGCGAGCTGCCCAACACTCCCGGGGGTACCTGAGGTGCCTGACACTCCTCAGCCAAAGCTCCCCTGCACCGCTGAGGTAGTCCTGCTACCGAACATCGATGCTCCAACCGACTGCGATCTCATCCCGCCGATGATCCTCGCTGCCGTACTCGACGATGACCCCTCTGGGGCTGCTGCCGAAGACTGCCATGACTCCGGGGGCCGGGTAATGCACGACCCGCCCACTGACCGATTCTTCTGCATCGACATGGACTACTGACTCGCCATCGCCTCCCCTCCTTCGGGAGGGGTGGTGGTGTAGACCTAGGTCTCCGGTGCCTATGACAAAACAAACCCGCCGAGACTTTCCCTGAAGTGCGGACTTACTAGGTCCGGATACTTGGCTGAGACCGTTTAGCGGTCTATCCGGAACCTACGTCTCCAGACCGCCAGACAAAGTCGGACCCACTAGGACCTACTAGGTCCGCGGGGCCCTGGCCCCGGTGGGCGCGGGTCGGCATCGGCGGGCAGCGGTGGGTTAAGGGGGGTTAACATCGGGCGTTAGGCAATATTAATACTTTATATTAATCATGCTTAATGTCAGGTATTAGGCTCGCCTAACTCTTTTTGTTAGGGGTACTTAACTAAAGGCGTTTGGCACGCTTAACAATCGACGGTAAGTCTGCCAAATATCTATTCGTTAAATATTTGTCAAATAAAACCCTGGGGTATTGCTAGTAGCCGCTATTGGGAGTAGATTACTCGTATGGCAATCAATCACGACACGAAAGCAGGTAACGCCATGACCGATTCATTCGTCGACCCATTCGAGGGCGAGACGGGACGCAAAATCACGCCAGGTGATTTGGCGGCAGCGCTTTTTATTTCCGATAAGGCGGTCCGGGCTCGTATGCGCAAAATGACCGAAAAGTCAGTCCAGCCCGGATCGGGCGGTCGCTGGACGATTGAAGTCGGATCGGAGCGTTATTTCGATCTGGTCAAGTCGCTTCAATCGCCTACCCGGAATCGTCAAGTCTCGACATTCTGATTTAAATAGTCGGTCGGCGCCATTAGAAATAATGGCGTCGGCCGATTTTTTTTTATTTCGGCGCCGAACCCGCCCCCTCCGACCGCGACCGACCCCCTCCCGCCTGCGCCGCGCACCATTGTGCCCACGGACCCTGTCGAATACTTAAAACCAAGCTGCCTTGTGCTCAACCCACTGCGTCTCAACCTTCTTCCCGTCATCCACAGAAACCGACAGCTCAAAAATATGTGAGCAACCAGTAGAAAAGAATGTTCTCCCCAAAGAACAAGATGATTGACTTCTTATCGAGGGTTTGATACGATAGTCATATCGAATAACGATAGTCACGCAATCACCCACGCAAGTCGTGGAATAGGAAAGGGGCACCCTTGAATCCCGTATTCAACCCTGACATCATCGCACCCATGCGGGTGACGAATGTCGAGCAGAAGTTCCAGTCCGAGGATCCGGACTCGCCGCTTTGGCTGTACACGCTGGAGTTCGATCCTCGACAGGGACAACGAATGATCACCCGGCTGAAGGAGCAGACTCCTGAGCTACATGATCAGGTGATGATGTTCGACACCATCACGATCTCCACCAAGACCCCGCTTATGATCGGTGTGGGTGATCTCTACACGCCGAATCTCGTTCCGTGCGATGCCTTCCCCCTCACTCCAGAACAGGAGGAGCTCGAGCGTCGACGCGCTGAGCTGCTGAACACACTCTCCGGCATCGCCGGCTTCATCTTCCAACGCCCGGAGGATGAGTGAACTCGCCCCGTGGCAGACTATTGCCATTCCCCACACCCGCACAAGCTGCCGTAAGACAACGAAAGGCTAACAATGTACGAGGACAATCCGATGCTTCGCCGGATACGGAAGCTCGAAGACGAGAACAAGTTGCTGAAAGCCAGGCTCGACATCCTAGCTCCGCTTCCCTTTCCAGAGGTCGGGGCTTTGGGCTGGACGACCTCCAAGGGCGACCCGATCGAGATTCTGGGGTTTGACGAACTCTCCCATGATGCTTGGGTCCGGTTCCCCAACTCCGAACGTCGTGACTCCACCAAGACGTACAAGTATCCGGAGTATCACTGGCACAAGTATTGGACCTATACCCCACCCACACCAACTGTGCAGGACCTGGCTTCTCACAACTGGAGGGAATACCGCACCAAGGCTGAGCAGGAGAACTACTTCTCTGAGCGGTACAACCCAACCCAGGACTACACCTTGACTCCATTTGGAGCTGAGGTACAGCGAACTCTTGGCGACCTGGTCGATCATGCTCAGAGCAAGTTCGTCCATGACACTAAGCAAGCTGAGGACTTCTCATCCTTTCGGGAACGGGTGGACATTTTCATGAGGATGGCCTTGATTGCTTTGGACAGCATCCAGATGCAGCTCACGGGGATCTCCACCGTGAAACTCACGGCATTTGACCCACCCCTCCATCACATTCCGGCTGAGGTACAGCCGAGGTTCGTTCCCCCTGGCCATTCTTATGACTTCGACGAGGAATATGGAGACAAATGACTCCGACAGTTGCTGATGTCATCTTCGAACAACAGGTAAGGTTGTTTGGGTATGGCCCTTACCTCTGGCAGGTATGTGATGGCTGTAACTACAACCTCCATCGTTGCCACTTCTGCGGCGATGATCTGACCCATGCCGAGTTCCATGGGAGCCAGCACTACATCGCTTGCCGCCCTGACTTGTTCGATGAGGAGGGGAATTACATTGCTTGAGCGACAATACCACACTCGCAATCTTCGGGAAGCTCAGCAGGACATAGAGGCTGCTCATAATGACTTACTTCATGCCATTGTTGAAGCCAGGGAAGATGGTCAGTTCACCTTCCAAGAGATTTCTGATGCGTTGGGGCGGAACAGCAAAGGCGCCGTCCACCATCTCTACCAGAAAGGCAAAGAACGTGGATACTGATGACATGAGCGTAAGTCAAGCTACGGCCATTCTAAACAGAAAGGCTAGGGAAGTCATGGAAAAGGAGATGCGCCCGGATGGGTATGTGATGAAGTTATACCCCTCTTCTACATCAGAGTTGCCAGGGGCTGAACTCCGGATGTGGGCCAATGGAACATGGGAGTGGATATGAGTAACTATGAACCTCAGGTTGAGGGGTACTCCTCACAAGAGCCAAGAGAGCCCTTGCCTGGGAATCTGGCAGCGCTCAGAGATGGTGGGAATACTCCCCCGGCCCCACATGTGATCGAACGCAGGCAGGAGCGATTGCGGATCGTTGAGGCGAATATGGCAACGATACAGGACATCATCGCTGACCTTGACCGGTATCGAGTGCACGCCGTGACGGCACCGTGCAACCATCGGGCGACGGTGATGCTAATGGATACGGAGATCAGCAACAAGGTCAGGCAGCTGCAGAAACAGTTTGATGACTTCCAGAATGAGGCGAGGATCTTGCGTGGCCGAATCTAGGTTCGTGATATGGGCTTCGGCCCAGATGCAGGGCGAGGGCATCCAGGTTCACGGCTTTGGCAGAAAGGAGCTTTACGAGGAGTTCGTGGTACACGCCAACGGCATGGAGTGGGATGTCGTGGTGACTCAGACAGTGACAGGCGGGCCTTCCGATCATGAGTGGTGGGCCCAGGACAAAAGGAGATTTGATGCGTGGCAACATTCGGTTGGTGTGTCTTTTACTGATGACGTTGGGGCTGGTGACATATGCCTGGTCGGGGACCTCGACGTTGTCAGCGGAGACATCCATATCCGTTCCGCCCGGGGCGCAAGCTATTCCCCAGGACGTTACCCGGGCTATTCAACAGAAGCTGGCGGACTATAGTTACACGATCGAGGTCGATGGAATCTATGGTCCACAAACAACGAGAGTGGTGATGTCATGGCAGAAGAGCAACGGCTTGGTGATCGACGGGATAGCGGGGCCGATTACCCAGGCCTCCCTTGGTCTATCGGGGGCGTCCTCCACTACAGCGAAGAGGATGGGAAACGCACAGCCCGTTACACCTACAAGTCCACCGGATATTCCACACTACCAGCAATGGTTAGCCCTTGCACAGTGCGAGTCTGGTTCCAACTGGACGATTTCAACCGGCAATGGGTACTATGGGGGACTGCAGTTCAGTTTGACGAGCTGGCGGGCGGTAGGCGGATCTGGCTACCCTCACCAAACTTCCCCCGAGGAACAGATGCACCGAGCGGAGCTTTTGCTTGATATCCAAGGTTGGGGCGCCTGGCCAGCATGCAGCAAAAAACTGGGCCTAAGATGAACGTTCCCGACCAGTACGTCGATCAGGTCCGTGAGATCACCGACCGGGGCCATCTCGTCATCCCCGGCAAGCGCATCACCCGTAACTTCGGCATCCCGCTGCCTGACAACAGCGACGAAGGCGTAGTACTGCTCCCGTCGCCGTGGTGCGATCTGCCCGCCCCCTGCCAGACGTGCGGCGGCGAGGGCGTGATCGGTTCGACAACTGATCTGAACGTCAACTATTTCGGACCCTGCCTCGACTGTGTGGCTGGTCGTCCCGTCCACCTACTGCAAGCAACGTGCCCGACGTGTCATGGCACTGGGGCGATCGAAGGCCGCAACATCGCTTCGTGGGAGGACTGTTGGGGCGACTGCAACGACGGCCTGCTTGACCTGGGCCTCTTCACTGCCATTGTTATGATGGTGGAGGTAGATCCTCTGGGGGCTATTGACTGGGATGAACCTCCACAACCATGGGAAGTGATTGTTGCTAGTCCAGACCCCGGATTTGCCATTGTGGAACTGATGAGGCAGAAGTGAAAGTGATTAGTTTCATAGTAGCGGGGTGGCTGATTATTACGGGAGCGGCATGGCTGGCGATCAGATAGAGATGTGCTGTCCGAAGTGGTGGAATGCTCGTAAGCCGTGTACGACTTGGGTACCATATAACGAGATTGCCGGTCCCGTTCATGGATGTGGCAGAAAACCGGATCACAAGGGGCCTCATGTTTGCCCATGCGGGGTAAGATACAGAAAACCCCCGTATGGAATGATTGAACTCGTGGTTGAGGAATGAAATCAGATGATTTCCCGCCCGTGGCTCCTTGACAATCACAGACGGGTTTGATACCTTGATTATGATCCGCACAGGAGCCTCCGACGAGGATTCTTTGTGCGGACTTTTCGTAGAAAGGGTAGCTCATGCCGGCAACCGCGATGGTAGTCGACTTCAGCAATGATGAAGAGCTGGAAGACCCGTTGCCGTTGACTGGAACTCGGGAGCCCGTGCGATACGGGCCGAAGGGTGGGATCATCGGCCGTCCGGTTTCTAGCAAGCAGAAGAAGCAGATCCGTCAAAGGGCCCGTCGGAAGTTGAACAAGTTGTCGCCGGATGAGCAGGAAGCTCTCTGGGGCAAGAACATTCAGGACTGGGACTTGGAGGAGCTGGCGAGGGGTCGCCCTCGAGACAAGAACGGCAATTTCACCGGTACTGCACCCTCGTTCATCCCTCGTCAACTTCACGAGGAAATCGTGAGGCGGTTTGAGACCGTTGTGCGAGAGGAGATGAACGGCCACACCGTTGATGCGCTGAAGATGCTGCACACCGTGCTGAATGACAACCAAGTCGACAGCAAGGGGCGGCCAATCACCCCCCGTTCCGTGCAGGTCGATGTGGCGAAGTTCTTGATCGAGCATGTCGTGGGCAAGCCCAAGCAGCGGATGGAGGCTGACATCAGCCTGAAGCTTCAAGGCATCCTGGGTGTGGCAATCGCCAATCCAACCGTGCAGGGATACGAGCTCACCGCTGGCTACGTCGAGGCTGAGAGCTGGGAAGATGATGTCGATGTCGAATCAGACTGAAGAACTCTGCGGCATCTGCCATAGGCCTCAAGCTGAGCACAAGAACTACCAGCATGCCTTTGTGGGCAACAATCAGCCCAAGACTCTCGTCGCACGATCGCAGCAATCACCCGATGCGCACGAGGGGAATCAACAGGGAGCGCAGGGAGCGCTACCCAAGCAATCTAGCGATGCGATATTGCGACTCGCATTGCTGAGAAAAGGGCTGATCACAACCCAAGACCTCGATGACATCGAGGAAGAACTAAGAGTTACAGGAGTAGCCTTCCATGACCCCCACACTGTCCGCAGCACTGGTCACTCCTGAGATCGTTGACCAGGTCCTCCAGCTCGGAAAGGCGGTGGACCCCTTTGAAGCGTGCGGCATCATCACTCCGGACGGTCTCGTTGTACAAGTGCCGAATGTCAGCGAGGCGCCTGACCGACACTACCAACTCGATCCGGAGGGCCTGGCCAACGCGTTGTACGAGTTTGCTGCAAGGGTGGTCGAACCCGTTTCTGAACTGAGGCGGGAACACTTCATCGTTTGGCATACTCACCCGAATGGGAACGTGGGGCCAAGTGCGGTGGACATGCGTCAGAGGGTTGAAGGCTTCCGCTACTTGGTGGTCGCCATCCCCTCTGGTGTGGCAAGTCTGTTCTAGGAGGTCAGATGGCCAGCAGAGAACTAACGGGAAGTAGAAGTGAGTACTCGGGCGAGACCCGAGACAACACCATCTTGGCGAAGCGACCTGGCGCCACCTTGCAGCAGTGGGAGCGACTCCGGCTGATGCACTTGACTGGCAAGCCAGATGACGTAGAATCCAAGGTCGACCGCCGAATCTGGGACGGGTGGGAGGTGAGCCCCAACTCTGTCATGGATTTCGATGACTGAGGAGGGTTATGCCGGTTCTGAATGCTCAGATGCCTGGAGTAGAAGGTGGAGTCCTGAGAAAGGATGTTTACTTTCGGGAGTCGGGATATGAGCCCCATGACGCGCAGAAGCAGATTCACTACGATCCACACAGGCACCGTGCATTGTCGAATGGTCGACGGTGGGGCAAGACGCTCCTCGGTGGCAAGGAGATCGAACCAACTGCGTTCTGCTTGAACCGACGTGGCGAGCCCCAGCGGGGTTGGATCATCGGTCCCAACTACATAGACTGCGAGAAGGAGTTTCGCGTGGTCTATGACACATTCAAGCAACTAGGGATCGACACGGTCTCGACAAAGTTCTTGAAGAACGTGGAAAACGGTAGCATGCACATCGTCACTGACTGGGGTTTCGACCTTGAGTGCCGATCTGCACAACATCCGGAAAGCTTGGTCGGTGAGGGCTTGGACTTCGTAGTTCTTGCTGAGGCAGGACGCCTCAAGCGAGTGACGTTTACGGAGTACGTTCGCCCGGCACTGAGTGACAAGCGGGGCTGGTCTTTGATGACCGGGGTACCGGAGATTGCTGCCGAAACTTCACTCCTGTACTGGGGGTGGAAGCGAGGTCTTGAGCATGAGACGAAGCCATGGCGATCATGGCGGATGCCGAGCTGGACCAACACGGTAGTCTTCCCAGGGGGTCGTCGTGACCCGGAAATCCTGGAAGCAGAAGATGACTTGACTGAGGATGAGTTCCGTCGTCAATACGGCGGAGAATTCGTCGACAAGGTCGGTCGAGTCATGAAGGAATGGGATGATGAGGTTCATCTCAAGCGGATTCAGTACAACCCAGACTGGCCGCTGTACGCAGCCGTTGACTACGGCTTCACCAACTACTTCGTCTGGCTTTGGATTCAAGTGGATCCATTCCAGAATGTGTATGTGCTGGGAGAGCACTACATCAAGGAGATGGACACCGAGCGCATCGCCAAAGAGGTGCTCAAGGATCACCCCTGGCGTCGTAAGTGCAAGATGTTCTATCCGGACCCCCACAACCCGGATGATTCGAGGATTCTTAGTCGTCACCTCGACATTCCGTTCGCTAGCAACACCGGCGGAGAACTGACGACTCGGTTGCAGATGATTCGGACGAGGTTGAAGCCTCGCCCTGAGC